TTCGAAACTATATTTGGTAACAGAGCCAAAGAAATAGTTGATACTATAAGTGCGTGGAGCTAACAGAATAACAATTTATAAAAAAACCACTTTATCAGCAAAAGTCACCGATAAAGTGGTTTTTTTTGCTGTAAAAAAGGCGTATAATAAGAGTAAGGAGTGGTAAAATGGCAACACAAAAACAAAAATATAACAAGCTCACAAAAACAAAAAAAGACAAAGCAAAAAAAATGTTCGATGAAGGCTACAGCTTGCAGGCAATTGCGGACAGCTGTGAGTTAACATCTAGCACTGTCAGCAGGCTCAAAAATGAAGAAGGCTGGCAGAGAGAAGGCAAGTATAAAAACGCAAAACGAGCAGTATCTTTTATAAACAAAGAAGGTATAGAAGACGCATTTAAACAATACGCAACAAAAGAAAGCAAACAAAAGCGGTTCGCAGCTAAGGAAATATATTTAGCAATGTGCGGAGAATTGACACTTGAGTATATCGCAGAAAAGTTGAACACTAAAATAAATTTGGTTAAACGCTGGGCGGTAGAAGACGCTTGGAACGAAGCATTAACACGCAGATACTTAACAGAAGAACAGCAAGACTTTGCAACAAATGTAGCAATAGCAAAAGAAAAACTAACAGCAGTAGACTATATAAAACGTCTGCAAGACATAGCATTTACAGACATTACAGACTTTTTAGAGTTTGGCAGTACAGAAGGAACAGCTCTAGACGAAGACGGCAATTTAACACAAGTGTTTAATAATCAAGCAAGGCTCAAAGACAGCAAAACAATAAAGAATCTTGGGGCAATCAGTAGCGTAAAAGTCGGGCGTGGTGGATTGTTTGAGTTAAAGTTAGAAAATAGGGTACAAGCACTTACTAAGCTAATAGACTTGTGCAGCGTATCAGAGCAGGCGAAGCAACAGTTGGAAATACAAAAACAAAAACTAGAGTTAGAAGTAATAAGGGCAGAACACGCAATTTCAAAAGAGGATATTGGTACAGAAGACGTAGAAAATGACGGTTTTAGTGAAGCAATAAACAACTCAATAGACCAAATATGGGGGAATGTAAACAATAATAAACATACAAAACAATAAAAAGTGAATAAAACCCCCATATTTTAGCAATCAAGATTTACAAAACACAAAGAAAGGCGGTTTACAGTGTGGGAAAGAATAAACAAACTTAAAGAACAAATACAAAAAAATGCCAATGCGCTAAGAACGTCTATAAAGTTAGGCGCAGGGTTTAAATGGGAAACGTTTAGTTTAAAACAACTACAATTGCTGACATGGTGGCAAAAAGGCAGTCCACACGCAAATAAAAATGGCATAATTGCAGAGGGCGCAATAAGAACAGGCAAATCTATTTGTATGTCTTTGTCTTTTGTAATGTGGGCTATGGCTACTTTTAACTATGAGCAGTTCGCAATATGCGGTAAGACAATTGGATCAGTGCGAAGGAATGTAATCTTTTGGCTTAAAATAATACTAAAACTAAGAGGATACAAAGTAACAGACAACAGAACAGACAACAAGCTAGAAGTATCCAAAAATGGCAGAGTCAATTATTTCTTTTTGTTTGGCGGTAGGGATGAGCGAAGTTATACGCTGATACAAGGGATAACATTAGCAGGCATATTGATGGACGAAGTGACTCTGATGCCAGAATCTTTTGTTAACCAAGCCATGTCACGTCTTAGCGTAACGGGGTCAAAGTGGTGGTTTAATTGTAACCCAGCTGGACCCATGCATTTTTTTAAAATAGAATTTGTTGATAAAGCCGACCAAAAAGGAATATTTAAACTGCATTTTGTTTTAGATGACAATCTATCTCTAAGCGAAGAAATAAAACGGCGATACAGGAGCCAATTCACAGGGGTTTTCTACAAAAGATATATATTGGGTCTTTGGGTAATGGCTGAAGGCGTTATATATGACATGTTTCAAGATGAAACAATGACTTATGACGATGATTCAGAAGATGGTCCTAATTTTAATTTGTGGTATGAACGACATATATTTATGGATTATGGTACAACTAACCCATGTGTATTTTTGGAGATTATACGGCAAGATGGGAATTCTTGGGTACACAACGAATATTATTATGACAGCAAAGACAGTGGCAACGCAAGGCAAAAAGACAATGAGGAATATGCACAAGACTTAATAAAATTTGTGGACGGAAAGCGTGTGACGAGTTATGGACTTGACCCGTCTGCTGTAAGTTTTAGAATAACCTTGCAAAAGAAAAACATATTCACTAGGTCCGCAAACAATGAGGTGCTAGAAGGCATACGGCTAGTAAGTACAGCGTTTAGTCTTGGCAAGCTAAAAGTACACAAACGTTGTAAAAATTTAAGAAAAGAATTACAATCATACATGTGGGACGAAAAAGCAGCACAAAGAGGAATAGAGCAACCTGTAAAAATGTGGGACCATGCATGTGACGGATTACGTTATTATTATAATACAATAATTAGAAGAATTTGACAGGAGGTAAAGGAATGTATACAAATCAAATGTCTAGACTTGGATTTGGCGAAATAAATTTAATGAATGCTACAGAATACAAAAACATAAGACTTACTAAAAACTACTCTGTGCTAAACACATTAGTTAGAACAAATTGGCTAGTTCGGAGAATATGCGAAGCAATTCCCCAAGACATGGTCAAAAACTGGTTTACTTTTGAGAATCAGCTTACAGAATCAGAGCAAATTTTATATGATAGCTGTGAAGAAAAATCAAAGGTCAAAGAAGCATTAACAAACACATTAGTTTGGTCAAGACTGTATGGTGGTGCTGGAGCCTTAATTTTGATTGAAGGGCAAGAAGATATATTAGATTTGCCACTTATTCCAGCAAGCGTTTTGCCTTGCAGCTTTAAAGGTTTGCTACCGCTTGATAGATGGTCGGGAATATACCCAAGCTTAGAGCGTATCACAGACATAGGACCCGACTTAGGTCAACCAAGATATTATGAAATAAGGCAAGATAATCAAGTTATACAAAAAGTGCATCACAGCAGAGTAATAAAATTTATTGGGGATAAATTGCCTTACTGGGAAGAACAAATGGAAATGTTATGGGGTGCATCCATAATCGAAACGCTGTACGATGACTTGCAAAAACATGACGATGTAAAAAATAATATTGCTAGTCTTGTGTATAGGGCGCAATTACTTTATAACAAAGTAGAGGGATTTACCGCAATGATGGCAACAGCGCCAGAATCTGAAAAACAAGTATTTAATGCACTAAAACAAGCCCAAAATCAAATGTTAAATAACAATTCTCTTTTTGTAATGGGCAAAGAAGACGATTTTGGAAGCGTATCGCAAACCTTTTCGGGATTAGATGATATATTGTCAAAATTTATGCAATATGTCAGCGGAGCAACTGAAATACCTGTTACACGCTTGTTCGGAATGTCACCAAAAGGGCTAAATGCTACTGGAGAATCGGATGAGAACATGTATTACGACATGATTGGCAGAAGGCAACAAGCCATTTTAAAGCCTGCAATAGAAAAACTTATACCAATTATTTTTATGTCAGAGTGTGGATATATACCAGAATATAAAGGTATTCGGTTTAATCCTGTTAAAACTCCAAGTGATGACGAAATATCAAATTTAATTGATAAAAGATGTAAGAGCATAACGGAAGCGTTCCAAGCAGGAATTATATCTAGAAAGCAAGCACTACAAGAGCTGTTGAATCTAAGCTATACAACAGGCGCATTTACTTGTATCACAGAAAAAGACATACTAAGTGCTGACAATACTGTTATAGACGAGGTGGATTTAATTGGTGAAATTAACAACAAGATTGGAACATCTGTACAGGCTAATTCTGAAGCCGATTTTGAAGCTGATAAGGAAAATAAAGGGCAATACAGCGGAGGAATTGGAAAAGAATCTAGTCAATCTATCGCAAGATAAGGGATTCAATTTTCTTGCGGATGCACTTGCAAGCGTTTTTACAGACAAAGCCGTAATGTTTTCGCAGAGGCAGTTTAAAAACGATATAGAGCGTTCCGACTTTATTTACAAGCAATTGCAGGAAGTATTAAAAAGCCCAATCGGGATACAGTTATCTGAAATAAGACAATCAAATGCAAGTTTAATAAAGAACATACCTTTGAAACTTGCTGAAGAAATTGTGGACTTTACACACACACAAACATACAAAGGACTTAGAGCAGAAGACATTGCAAGCACACTAAAAGAAAAACTAGAAGGCTATTCCGCAAACAAAATAAATACAATTGCTAGAACAGAAGCAAGCAAAGCAATGGTACAGCTAACAGAACAAAGAGCAAAATCAGTAGGGTTAAACTGGTACACTTGGAAAACAAGCAATGACGGAAGGGTAAGAGCAGGACACAAGCACATGCAAGACGTATTGGTCAACTTTAATAACCCACCAAGCCCAGAGCAATTGGTTAAAGAAAAGTTTGTGGGATACTACAACGCAGGGAATATATTTAATTGCCGTTGTTATCCAAGCGTAGTTGTGGACATAGATTTTATAAAATTTCCTACAAAAGTTTTTTATAATGGGCAAATAGTAAGAATGTCTAAGCAACAATTTGAAAAAATAATGTAGACATCACAAGAAACAAATGGTATAATAAATGTAGTTGAGGTCTGAAAATGTTTAATCCTCGGCGCATAGTTTAACTGGCAAGGCAAAACATGGGGACATATATCGGTTCGATTCCGTTTGGGTCGGGGGTTAAAAAGGATGTTAAATACTACCAATACTTAACACCCTTGAAGCAAATTATATAATTTTTTCTTATATTTTTTTAACAAAACATATAAAAGCAGGACAGATTAGAGCTGTAAAAAAGATGTTAAATACTGCGAATGTTTAATATCTTTATGTTGGTTCGAAAGTTTTGTCGCAAACCAATATGCGACTAATAAAATGTTGGTTCGAAAGTTTAAAAAGTTTATTAGTAATAACTGTATTTCACAATTACCCAAGGATTATATTTTTGGCAAAAGCTAACTGTAAAAGGTTGGCTTTTTTGCCGTAGAAAGGATTAAAATGTTAAAAATATTATACAAAATACACAAAAAATTAGAATTAACAGACAATGAAAAAGAAATTCTAAACAACTATTTGCAACAAAGGCAAGTAAATGATACAATAATATTGAAAAAATAAATGTTCGGAGGTATTAAATATGGCAGATATAACAGCAACAACCAACCCTGCCAGTGGCGCAGTTTGGACAATAACGCCAGAAGCTAGTTCAGTTCAAACAGTTACCCCAGCTACTAATGCAGTCACAACAACTATAGACCTAGCACACAAAAAAATACATGATGGGACTTCTTACACAATTTCAAGGATTTTTGCAGCAGTTGCAAACGATGGATATGCGGATATACGAATAGTTCATCCAACTGCGCAATTACATATTGTTCCAACTGTAGTTTCAACAGCAAAAGCAAACGCAACAATTCTTGTTGGTCAATCTTACACAGCAGGAGCAGGACAAGGAACGGCAATGACCCCATACAACAGAAACCGAAACAGCGCAAACACAAGCACAGCAACACCATTTTATACTCCTACGCTAACAACTCCAAATGGAACAACAATAAGCACAAGTTTAATTAATGGGACAACAGGACCACAAGCGGTAGGTGGAACAATGAACGAACGTTTAGAAATAATAACAAAACCAACAGAAGATTTTCTAATTAGGGTTCAAAACAAAAGCGGTTCAGCTGCTGACATTGAAATACAACTAGATTGGTATGAGGTTTAATAATGCCAGATGCTAATGTGGCAGTGGAATTTGAAGGAAAATCAGTAAAATACGCCACGCCATTGCCAGTCAACAAAGTGGCAGATTTTGACACTAGAACAGGCAAGATATTTGTTACAAATCATAGATTTTTAGCAGTTGCAAGTGATGGGTTTGCAAGGGTTTTGATTGTTCCGCATGGCACAGTAGAGGTGCAAATATACCTTACAACAGAGGCTAAAGCTTATGTAAATACATATGGTGGATTTACAGTGGCAACGCAAGGCGCAGAAAAGGCAAGCTTTAATTTAGATGCAAGGTCAACAAACACAGCAACAACAAAATTTTATCATGGTAGCACTATAACAGGTGGCTCACAGCGTGGAGAAGATTTAATTCCAGCTGGTGCAAAAGCAAACGCACAACTTGGAGGATTGTCTAGTGGTCCATTACAAAGCATATTGACTACAGGCAAAAATCTATTAATAGAATTACAAAACAAAAACGCACAAGCACAAGATATGTGCGTAAGAATAACATTTCGAGAAGAATTGTAGAAAGGAGAACACATGGCAAAAAAACAAATGCAAGAACAAAAAAATACAGTGTTTGGAAAATCTACAGAGACCAAACCAACTATTGCAGAAGCAACAATTGGAACGCTTTGGAAAGAATCCGACACAGGGAAAACATACGAAATGCGATGGGATTCAAGTGCAGATTCCGTTGTTTGGGTAGATGTAACGCCTGCAAGTGGTGGCGGTGGTGCGGTAACAGGTTCTGTAAAAATAGAAGATGGAACAACAGCAGGGAATAAACTTGGGGTTGACAGTAATGGGTATATTACAGCTAAAGAAATGCCAAACGTAAATTTAAGTGGTTCTATTTCATCAGCTGGAACAATTGTTCCGTCTACACTTGTAACTGACTATGACCAGTACAATATACACATTACGGGAACTTTTGTTAGTACTGTTAGCTTTCAAGGGAGTAACGATAACGTAAATTGGTTTGGTGTGTTAGGTGCAACTTTAACAGGACAATGGGCTGGAAATTGGGCAACTACTTTATCATCTAGTGGTATAATTAATATACCATTAGGGTTTAAGTATATACGAATTGTGGCTACAGCATATACAAGTGGAACAATAAACCTTGTAGGGGAGTTAACTAAAAGCAAAACAGTGACATTTTCCAAATTAGACAATAGTCAAACATTACAGATAACTGAAGCAAGTGCTGGGATATCTTCTACTGTTCAAGTACTTAACGGTGGTGGACAATCAACAAATGTTATTGACACATTTGCAGCAGCATATAATCGCAGAAAAATAAGGTTTGTTACAACAAACACCATGTCGGGTGGGGTAAAAATCCAACATTCGGCGGACAATTCAAATTGGTTTGATGTTCCCTACACGCAACAAACACACATTAACGCCATGATAACAAATGTTCCAATTAACAATGGGACACCAACCACATCAAGCCCTGTCACACTAGAATGTTCGCCACAACTTAGGTACATACGTTTGTCAGTTTATTCGTATAGTACTGGTGCATTAAATGTATATGCGACAGCAACAGGAGATACATCAGAGTTAACAAATGTAAATCTTGTAAGTAGTAATGGTAACGCACTCGTTGGGTCTAATTTAGGGGCATTGAGTGTTCAAGGGGTGGCGTCAACGTATGGAACGCTTAGTAATATAAGACCTGTAACTATGGGTGGGGCAATTGCCACAGTACTCAATTCAACAGGTTCAGCAGATGACAATATATTTATTAAAACAACAAAAGGTGGAGTATTGTTACATATAGACGAAATACCCACAAATAGAAATCAAATTTCAACAAGTTCTTTGTCAAGTGGATTAACAGGTACAGTTGTAGCAGCATCAGCCAATCAATTTTCTAGGATAAAAGGAATACAGTTATACAATACTACAGCAAACCCAATAACATTAAACATTCGAACAGCATCAACAAGTGGTACAATAATATTTACAGGAGTTGCAACTCAAACCGCACCAGTAGACACAAAAGCTGTTTTACAAACGGCAGGCGTGAATACAGGGTTGTTTTACGAAGTTTTGGGAACTACTCCAGCTGGCAGTTTGAATATTCAAGGAGATTATACAGGATAAAAGGAGGAACAAAAATGACTAAAAAACTATATTACTTTAGCGACGAAAACCAAACAAAAATTGATGGCAAAATCGTCATAATTCTAAATGAAGGTGTTGAATCAGCAGATTTAACAGCTTTCACACAACATGAGAACGAAGACATCCAAAACATTTATTTCAATACACTAACACAACAAAAGCTAACAAAATATTGGAATGGTGAAATTGGAAATTCGGAAGAAGGTCATTCATTTATGGGGTTGGATTCAAGTGGAACTCCAACAGATGGTTGGACAGATGGAGTTTACAAAAGTTGGCACTATATAGGAGATTTGGGGTGATAATATATGTCCCTAATGTATTACGGCTCAAAAATAAGCGACAATATAATTGAAATGCCAGAAGGTTATTTAATAACTAAAAGCGTTCCAATTGGTCGAACAGGGTCAATGGAATATCACAGGTCAGAATTGCAGGGGTTGGATGTTGGGAATACTGAAGTTGTTACAGTAACAAGGTCAACGGATGAACTGTTTTCCAAAGCTACTATAGCAAGCTTTGAAGGCAAACCAACAACCAACAATCATCCACCATACAACCTTGACATTGACACAATAAAAAATTATCAATGTGGACACGCACAGAACGTAAGGCAAGAGGGTTTATACTTAGTTGCCGACTTGCTTTGGACAGATAAACAAAGTATCGAAGCAATAAAAAAAGGTAAACGTGAAATATCTTGTGGATATGAGGCTGTATGGGTGCAAAAAGATGATGGATGGGAACAAACAAACATAATAGGTAATCATATTGCTTTGGTTGACGAAGGTCGAGCAGGGCATACAGTAGCAATAAAAGACCAAAAAAAGGAGGAACCTAAAATGGGTTTAAAAGAGTTTTTTGATAAACATTTAAACAAAACAAAAAAAGCAGAAGAATTTAAAAAAATAGTAGCAGATTCTTCCGCAACTGAAATTGCAGCTATGTTGGACGAAGAAAGTCCAGCAGAAGAAAAGCAAGAAACAACTATGCTTGAAACAATAGCAAGCAAGATTGACGAATTAATCAAAAGAGTTGAAATGCTTGAAAAGTCTGACAAAGAGGTTCACAAAGAGGTAGAGGATACTGAATCAATTTTGAAAAATCTTGATGAAGGTGACACAAACATCATGGACCAAGAGTCAGAAATCATTGAGCCTGAAAAAGAAGAAAAAGAAGAAAAAACAGAGAACAAAGATAAAGCCATGTCAGACCTAATTGAGTTTGGCAAAAAAATGGTTTTGGCGATTGAAAACAAAGACGAACGTTACAAAGCAGCAAAGCTTTTGCAAGAACAGGTTAAGCAAATGAGGGGCAAAAATCCCGAAAATGCTTATGCTAAAGTTCAAAAGGCAACTGAAGAAAATCGCCAAAAAGCCATGGACAAAAGCAACAAAGACAATCAAGATATGAGAACAAAGACAGAAATAGAATATGCAAAAGTAATAGAAGAAGCTAGAAAAGCTTTACTTAAAGGGGGTTAAAATATGCCAGGTACAACTATAGGAATTCAAATGACTAATGGGTTTACAGGAAGAGCATCAAACTCTAAGCCACCAATGATTAAGCCCATGATTGTAAAATCAATACTAGATGGGAATGGCGCTGAAACGCTATCTTCCATACCTTTTGGCTATCCAGTAGTAAACAACACAGATACAACTTGTTCAAAGTTTGGTCAATCTGGAAGTGGTGTAAGTGCAGCAACAGCAGCCAATTTTGGCGGGTTTGCAATTGCAGAAGTTAAACAAGTAACAACTAGTTACTACAACCAAAACAGTGCTGGTGGCTATGCCCCAACAGAAATTGCAGACATAATTAAAGAAGGTCACATAATTCAAAAAGTGACAGACTTAACAAACGCATCACCAGTTTTTGGGGGCAAAGTTTATATAATTACTGTTGCAGGTGGCTCACTTGTAGTTGGAGATATAGTTGCAAGTGCTAGCCCAACAGCAGGGACCGCGGCAGAACTTACAAACTGCAAATTCACAAAAGCTGTAGACACAAATGGCAATGCGGAAATACACATAACATATCAAATAAACGCATAAGGAGGAGGGTGTAAATATGGGCATGGTAACAATGGATATAGTCAAACAAACAGAAGCATTCTGGAAATCTGGATTTGCTCCAGACAATGCCATAATATCAAAAGATACCGCAACAACAAGCGGTATGGCTTTTTTAGTTGGAGAATTTGAAAAACAAGACCCTCGGGTACTTCAACCACTTACTAACACAACATATATAAGAGATATGCCAATCAAAACAGGTGGCGGTTGGGTAGAAACAGTTTCAAACGTTTACGCAGAATATGCAACAACAGGATCCAATGAAAATGCTTTTATCAACGGAGAATCTACGGTAATACCAATTTCACAAGCGTCTATGACAAAAGATTTGTTCAAAGCAAAGACATTTGCCGAAATTGTAAGAGTACCATACCTTGAAGAAGCAAAGTTTAACCAAATTGGTAGAAGTCTTAACAACTTGTACGATACAGGATTAAGACTAAATTACGATAAATGGATGGACTACAACACATACAAAGGATTTTCTACAGCAGGATATTATGGATTAATAAACAATCCAATTGTGACTAGTTCACTTGCCCCAAACGGCGCAGCAGGAACGGCAACATGGGCAACAAAAACGCCAGACGAAATTTTGAGAGATATAAATTATCTTATAACTCAAACACAAATTAATTCCGAGTTTTCAGAACAAGGCATATGTAATCACATTTTGATTGACCCTACTAATTTTAATTATATCGCAATGCGACCAATTGGAATAGCAGGATACAAATCAATTTTGGAATGGGTGCTAGACAACAATATCGCAAAGATTAAGAAAATAGAGTTAAACATTTTTGATTCTAGATGGTGTATTGGAACTGGAGCAGGTGGAACAAACAGAATGATTGCCTACAGAAATGACGAGTCAAAAATAAATATGCACACAACTGTTCCACTAAGCAGATTATTTACAACTCCAAATGCAACGGCGGTTGCTATAGACACACTGTATGCGTCACAAGTTTCTCAAGTTTGCGTGCTGTACCCACAAACAGTAAGATATCTAGACGGAATATAATAGGAGGAAAAGGCAAATGACAACAGTAATTTCAACCCAAACATATGAATTTAATTTTGGCAAAATAGACGATCAGTGTAAATTTGAAGACACTTGTCTTGTAAAAGCAGGAGTAGAAACTCAAGTCCCAGATTGGGTTTTGGAAACAAATTTGTTTAGGCTGGCATCTCAACCATGCATAGATGGAGATAAAAATTTTGTTCCTGCTCAAATCAAAGTTATCACAGCCGTTAATGTTGATAGAGAACGTGAATTACAAGTTCAATTAGAAGAACAAAGAAGGTTAATAGAAGAATTGCAAGCAAAACTAGAGCCAATTGAAATTGACACTATACCAGCTGAACTAGTTGAAATAGTTGAAGAAAAAAAGAAAAAGAAATAAGGTGATTCAATGTCACAAAATATTTATGGACAGTACATTGACGTAAACCAAATTGAATCGGTTGCAAGTAATGTTAGGCTGGGAACTAATCCAGCCTATACAATTACTGAATTTCTAGCACAGTATCCACAATTTGGAGGGGCTACGCCTAACGTTCCAGTGTCTATTGTTAACTTGTATATCAACTTTGCACATAGTGTAATTACGCAATTACGATACAAGGATTCCTGGGAATTGTGCATGGGATTGTTTATTGCTCATTACTGTACTTTGTATCTGCAATCAGCATCTACGGCAACAATGCCAACTAGTTTAATTGCAAGCAAAGGTCAGACACAAGGGGTTTTCACTGGAAAAACATTAGATGGGGCTAGTTATTCTGTGGATGCAAACGCTATATTGTCAGATTTGGCAGGGTTTGCAGGATTTAAAGCAACACATTTTGGAGTGCAATTTGCAACTCTAGCAAGGTTCGCAAACGCTGGGGGAATGGTGATAAGATAGTGGATACAAGAT